CTTCGGGATTAGATCGACCAACTGCCGCGCGACGTATTTCACCGCCCGCGAGAGATTGTCGACATAATGATAAGTACTCGTATCGCCTTGCCGCTCCCGAGCGAGGATTGCACGGCCCGTCCGTTCGTTGGAAGTCGCCCCAATGCTACTATCGTATTGGCCAGTGGTCGACTTAATGTCTTCCGCGGCCCCGACTTTCGCTTGGATAAGGCCCGTTTGAGCCATCGGAGGCTGGGCGCGTTCAGGTAGGGGGAGTGGATTTCCAGCGCCATCGGTAACGTCCGGGTTTACTTCAAGATATGGCCAGTTATTGGTATTTGCGGTCTTCCAGTTCGTCTCATATCCCTCAAACTGACCACCATACCCAATAAACGGCGCTTTCGGAGCCAAAGCCAGCATTTCAGCTTCTTGGCTCACCCAATAGTTATACATGCGCTGGGCGTCCTTGGCGTTGCGCACCAGCCCGCTGATGTAAAGCTGCCCGTCCACCTCAAACTCATTGCCGACGACGCGGACGATGGGGATATATTTACCCGCCCAATCGCGCTCTTGCAGCACTTCGTAGCCGTTGGTCTTGATCCACTTGACCTGTCGGCGGTCGCTCTCGCGCGAGCGCAACGGCTTGCCATAGGCCGCCTTCAGCCGCTTGTCCTCTGGCGTGCCATCAAAGGCGGTGATATTGTCGGGATAAAGGTTCAGTGTCGCCTTGCGGTGTTCAATATAGAAATATTCCGCAATCCGAACCGTCTCTTGCGTGAGCCACTGAGACAGATTTTGGTCGCCCACGCCCTGCGACATCATCCCCGTGACCGGGGTGGCGTCGGGATACATGCGCTCATACTCAGCCTTGGGGATGTCTTCGGTGATGAAGCACCACTCGGCGTCCTGACCGCAAGGGTCTTGGATCATCGGGTCCATGTAGACTGAAAATGAGCTACGGACGCGGCCGATGCGGATGTCCTGATCGAAAGAATCTTCCTTCGTGTATTCCGTCAGGATGCGGATATAGCCCTCGCCGTAAGTGACTTGATTGTCGCAGGCCGTGTCATAGGCCACGTCGGCGTCGGACATATACTCGATATGCCGCACGATGCCGTCGAAGATTTCCGCCACGCGGGGGTCGGCCTGCTCGTCGGCGGGGATGACGCGCGCCGTGGGGCGGTTCTGGCGCTGCTCGTTGGTGACGAGGCGCACATGCTGCGGCAGCTTGTTGATGGTCAGGCACGGCCGCGCGTTGATCGTCTGCCCCTGCACCGCGCCACGGGTCGCCAGCACGTCGGCTGGCCATTGCCAGGCGTTGTCGGGCGAACCGGCCATGAACCGAAGGTCGTCTAGCTCGTCCTCGCGGCTGTCGCTGTAAGCCGCCTGCGCCACCGTGAAGCGATGGCGCATGGTGGCCAGACGATCCGTATCGTCGGCCTCGGACACTTTGCCAGCGGCGGTTACGTCATTTGCAGCCACTAGACTTGCCCTTCTTGGGAGCCGCGCGCTTGACCGAGTAGGCGATTGCCACGCTTTGTTTTACGGGCTTTCCCGACTTAACTTCAGTCGCCACGTTCTTGCGAAAGGCGTTCTTGCTGGATGACTTGACGAGGGGCATTACTTCTTCCTTGTCTTGGCGGACTGCTTGAAAGCGTCGGCCGTTGGAGCGCCCTTGGCCCCCGGCTTGCGCATTTTCTCGCCCGAACCGGCCTTGATGCGGGCCTTCTTGGCGGCGATGTTGGCGTAGAGCCCCGGCTTACTTGCCACAGTTCCACCTCTTCATGCTGGCCTTGGCCCGGTCGGCGTTCTTCGACTTGGCCACAACCCCCGCCATTCTTGAGCAAAAGGACTTCTTACGCCCTTCGTCGGCCTTGGTCTTGGGGTTGGGCGCGGGAGCCTTCAGGTTACTGCCAGTAGCTTTGTTATAGCGGGCTCTGCCCTTGGCGGTCAGGCCAGCGCCTTGCTTCGTGGGCAGCTTCTCGCCGCGCCCTACGGAAAGCGAAACCATTCAATGCCCCATCCATCCAGAAGAATTGCCACCGCCACCATAACTTAGTCGCGGTCGCCTGTCCATCGGGCGCGCTTCGCGGTGCGCGACCGGGTATGCGAACGTGACGGCGATGGCGTCGGCCGCGTCAGGGCTCGCCAGCCCGCGTGCCTTCATGTCCTTCTTGCTCTCTAGGAAGATCGTCCCCTTGCTGTCCGGCTTCATCATCGGCCCGGTCAGGTCCGACTTCAGGAAACGGTCGTTGGGGATCGACGCCGTCTTCAGCCACTCGCGCATGGCGTGCCACATCTCGGCTCGCTTGTTCCCGAACATGATGGGCTTGGCTGACTTCTGTCCGAAGTTAACCCCCCTGATCTTGTAACGCTGCTCCTTGAGCCGGTCGACGACGCCCGCCCCCAGCCCGCCCTCGTCCACCACCACCAGCGTCGGCTTGAACTCCTCGATCACGTCGATCACGCGCCCGACCACCTCCATGGTGTCGTCGCCTCGGTAGCGCCGGATGCCGATGATGTCTCTGCCTTGCCTGATAGCGATGACCGTGGCGTCCGCCCCGAACCGCGCCGGGTCCACGCCCACCACTATCGGCGCGCTCTGGTCCTGCGATGGTGGCCGTGACTGCGCGTCCATGACCAGCGATGACGGTATGAACTGGTCATCCGATGCGTTCGGGAACGCCCCGTAGACCTCCACATGCGCCTGTGCGGAGTCGGGTCCGTATTCGTCGATGATCTGTTGATAAACGGCCTTGTCAGTTCCCTCCACGCCTCTAGCGTCAACAACCTTGTTTCGCCAGAAGTCGCGCTTGCTGTTGAAGCACTCGTAGAAATATCCTGAGTTTCGGCGGGGGTTGCTAAAAGCAAGCCAGAAACGATTAGGAGTATTCTCCGTGAAGAAACCGCTGGCCACCGCCCAAATACTGTCATCTATACCACTCGCCTCATCAAACACCAGCATGACGCCCGCGAAGTTGTGCACGCCCGCGTAACTGTCCGGGTTTTCTGCTGACCACAGCCGCCCCTCGACGCCCCAGTAGCGCGTGCCCAGCTTCAGATCGCGCTCGACCAGTTCCGCGATCCACTTGGCCGGCAGCACCCGCGTTGCGCTCACCTCGAACCAGTGGGTGTTGAGGGACATGCTCAACCACTTGGTGATCTCGGCCCATGTGACGCTGCGAAGCTGCGCCTCGGAGTTGGCCGACACGATGGTCGTCGACCCGATCCGCGTCGTCAGCATCCAGATCACTAGCCAGCTTACGAGGGCCGACTTGCCGATGCCGCGCCCCGATGACGTGGCCATGCGGAACGTCTCAAAGTCCACTTTGCCGCCGTTGAGGCGGATGTGGTCCCGCAGGTCTTGCAGCACCTCCAACTGCCAGCGCCTAGGCCCAGTAAAATGCTCAAGCGGCGTTCCCACCTTCCCCCACGGGAACGCCAGCCTCACAAACGCCACCGGATCGTTCTTCACCTGTGGCGACCACATAGTGGCCATCAGCTTCTGTTCTTCGTCCGCTGAGTATATCGGCGTCTGCACCTTCAATAACCCTCATCTGCGCCTCTTCCAGCGCGGCCAGTATGGATATGCGTTGCTCGATCTGCACCTGGACCGACTGCGGCGCGGTCCACTTATGCACATGCTTGAGGATGTCCAACGCCGCCTTGGTGTCGCCTTGGAGGGCGGCGTCTCTTAGAACGCTCGCCATCTCGGCCTCGGACTCAGCGCGGCCCTTATGCTCAGCATACTCCGCGATGGGGTCCAGTTGCATCAGATGCCGGTATTCCTGCGGCGTCAGCCCTGCGGCGTAGGCTAATGAGTCGCCTTTCAGCCCTTTCCGCGCGGCTTCGTAAATGCGCTCCAACACCGCCTCAGTTGCAGTGATTTGGCGCGGTTCATAGGGAAGCGTCGTGAACGTCATAAGACCTTTTACCATAAAAAATAAAAAAATAAAAAAGTTTGCGTGATGGCTGCGTATTTCTTAACGGAGAGCCCTCGGCCCAGCCCCCCCGGCCTCGCGTTTCCTGCCAACGCCTGCCAACGCCTGCCAACGCCTGCCAACGCCTGCCAACGCCTGCCAGCTCAATGCAACGTAACGTTATAGCATTGCGTGCGCCGATTGGCGGCGCGGCATTCTCCCGATACCGCGCCGCCTGGCGTAACCCGAACGCATTCGAGTCGCAGCTATCTTACGCGCGCCGCGCGGCAGGTCAAATCAGGGCTGAAAAGAACAATGGGCGAACGTCATGCCGAATTGCATATGTCGCAGCGGCGCTCTAAAACGGGGTCGCTATTCTACATATTTTTTGTGTGAGTTAGGCGGTTAGGCGGTTAGGCAAGTCGTCTGACCTTTAGCTGACGAAAAAACTGTAATTTTACACTTTACCGTAATATTACAGTTAACTTTTGACAAACCTATAAATGATAACCGCCTAACAGCATATAATATTGTATTTAGGATATTTCGGCCGTCTATCCAATCACCTAACCGGCGCATATAAGTTCGGCGCGAACCGCCTAACCGCCAAAAAATTACAGTAAATCTATTGTTAAGCCAAGCTGTAATTTTTCCGAAAATTACAGCTTGGCAGTAAAAATTACGGCTTAACCGTTGCTTCAACATAAACCCGCGCCCGATTCGTGACGCGGACGCACCATTCGCCGCAATTGAACAAAGTGACGCTCTTAGGCGTTCTCTGCTCCACTTTTATGCTATTCGGCACAAACTGCCCAAGCGCCGATTTAGCGTTGCTCATTTGACTCCAGGTAAGATAACCCGACTCAAACAAGGCATAGAGCATCGCCGCAAGATGGTCGTGCGTGGGAACAGGTTTATCAAGTATCGTCTTAAGCTGTGCCATTTGTCATGCCTCCATGTTGATACCTGAAAAATTACACTAGAAAGAAATTTTACGCAACACCGTATTTTTCTCTTGACGTCGCCGCCGCTATCCCGTAACTTATACACATAACGAAGGAGCAAACGACATGACACATACCCAGAAAGAAACTCTCCGCGACTGCTTCGAAGGTTGCTTCAATTTCGACACTGCTTGGCAGATGGCGGGGATTGACACCAAGGAAGCGTATGTGGCCGCGTGGCGCACATGGAATAAATGGCGCCGCCAAATGGATGAGCGCGGGTATTATACCTTCTAAAAGAGACGGGCGCGGCAATCACGCCGCGCCCCTTTACAACATGTCCACATAGGAGATAGACAACATGAACGCATACACAATCTTAGAGCTAATCGTCGCCGCGCTTGTCGCCGTCGTCGTGTTCACACATGCCGTGCCGGCTATCATCTAAGGAAAGAAGACAATGTGGGAAGGCTATAAACACACGAAAAAAGAACGCGCAGCGGTGGACGCTGCATGGTTCAAGGTCTGTGCGCTCACGGGCCACGACTACCGGAGCGAGCGTTTTATGAAGGACGAAGCGCGCGGCTATGGCAACAGGAACGACCGCATAGGCGAGCAAGGCGCTAAAGCGCTTTGCGTCAGGTGGTATCTAAGCGGCACGCAAAAACCGGAAGCCCTGCTGGCGGATTATTATTTCATCCGCCCCGCCCGCGTATGGTTCACAGGTTACGGTGCGTCAAAGTCGGCGGCGCTGTCAGTAGAAGATGAAGCGCTTCTAACCGCCGCCGTAGAAGCCCATGAAGCCGCTTTTAGAAGGATGATGAACAATGACTAACATCAAAGAATGGGCCGAAGCTAAATGGCAATCCAAGGGCGTGATCCACGCCGGCAATGGTAACGTATTTACCATGTCGGAAGACGGCCGGCCGCAGGTCAAGGCTGGCCATACGTGGCAATACACGTCCAAGGAAACCAAACGCCGCCAAAAGGGCTTGGCCATGTATAACCCAAAACTGCGCGAGATTATTCTCGCGGAAGCGACGCGGGAAATGCGCGACCAGAAGGTAGAAAAGCCGCGCAAAGCATGGGAAGACCCTAAGTTCGAAACCAAGCCCATGCCACATTACACTTGGCCTAAAGAGCAAGCGCCAGAACCGGCCAAGGAAACGCGCAAACGTGTCTCACGTAAGCGAATAGAGCAAGCCGCCGCCATACTGGCCAAAATTGATCCAGACTTACGGGCGCAGTTCCTCGCGCGTTTTGGCCTGTCCCTAACCACATGCGCAGCGCTCGCGTCCATTGGGGACATCGAGGCAATGGCGCGGGAATTTTTGAGGGCAGTAGCATGAGCAACTATATCATCTATGAGCTAGACGAATTCCAACCCTGGCCCGGCCAATCCTGCTACATCTACGGGACGGCTATGCTCACGTATAAGTGGGAAAGCCCGGACCCTAGCATAGGCTGGCGCGGGGGCCCGACTGATATACGGCTTCAGAGCCTTGTCATTAGCGGCGACAATGAGTCAATGATCGTGCCGCGCGGTTCGCACCTATTCGGCGCCGCTGCGGCGACTCTCGAAGCCAGCGATTCTGTCGCGGAGCAATGCGTGAAGGATCACGAATCATGGCGCGGATAAAAGACTATTTTGAGTTTTCGCAGCTTTTGCATTGGCTTTCGACGGAAGCCCTGCAAATCATGTTGGAAACGGAAGCGGATTCGTTCCGCGCGTCCATCATAACGAACGAAATAGAGGCGCGACATGCTAAGCCCGCATCAGCAACAACAGACCCTGGAAATGCACGAACTGATTCGGGAAGTCGCGGAAACGCATAACATCTCCACCGAATATCTGATCGGTCACACGCGGCGCGCGGGCGTCGCATGGGCGCGGTTCGAGATCATGTGGCGCGCCCGGCTAGAGCTGGGGATGTCCTACAAGCTAATCGGTCGCGTCCTGGGCGGGCGCGACCATACGACCATCATGTATGGGGTGAGACGCTATGAAGAATTCAGAAACAATGGCAATCTTGATTGCCGTCTTGATTGAGATTTTTTTGGGGGTGAAGTAATGCACTGGGAAACGCAATTCGAGGAATACGGGGCTGTCGTACCGGACTGGCCACGGGATAAGCCCTGCTATGAGGTAAACCCGCCCTTGTGGGCCTTCTGGCGCAAGATAGAGCCTAGCACGAAGGAGCATCCTATCCTGACAGAACAGGAAATAGTTCGGCGCTTGGATATGCTCTATTTCGGCGACGGAACTTGCAACACGGGGTGAATGCTGCTATAGGAAATCCACTTTCCTCCCTTGGAAAACAACTAGGCCCCGCGAAAGCGGGGTTTTCTTTTTATGACGCAGGCCGAATTCGAACGGCGCCTGAAGGCGCTCCAGCAGGAAGTGACGGAAGCCTATCTAAAGGGCTATTCCGAAGCGCGCGAGCGCGCCCAGTGGAACCTCAACGCCGCCTATGCCGAGAACGAACGGCTGCGATTTGCACTGGAATCGGCTTTGGTTGACATAGCCGCATTAAAAGCAAGTCAAGAATGAACCTGACCATGGCCTAACCCTTCTATAAGGTCCTGGGCCTCTTGGTGGGCGTTGCACAGGCGCTCTACCGTCTCCGGCGGACACTCATCGTCCCCCGGAGTCGCTGCCCAGTCAAGATATTCCGTTGTAGCCTCGGTTAGCTCGATTAGAACCGGCATAAGCACGGCATAAAGGTCAAGCTTTAATGGGGACGACATTAGCTTTGTCCTTTCCCTCGCCCGTAATCCGCGCCAGCTCGCGTCTCACGTCAGAGCGGGACCATCCCCGCATGTGGGGTTTCACGAAACAATGCTTCTTCGACTTATAGTCGGTCGAATAGCAGAGCCCTTTGTCGACCCATCCGGCCTCTTTGAGGGCGTGGAAAAGGGCCGGCTGAACAACCTTGATCGAATTATTTGTGGCGTCGGTCATGTCCTTGACGATCTTGTGCCAGGGGCCGGCGATAATATCGACGTTAAACGGAGCGTGGCCGGCCTCGATCTCATGGAAGATGTAACCCTCGGCGTTGCTCATGCCAACATAGATAAGCTTCTGCTTGTAGTCGGTCATGGGCGGCATGGCCTGAGGGCCGAACTTGGACACGTCGCGGGCGCGCAGCCAGCCCGCCACGGCCTCGAACCCGCCGGCCTTATACCAGCCCCAAAGCGCCGCGGCGTCGGCATGTGTCATCTTGGGGGCTTCGGACCAGACGCAGAACCAGCGCCGGTCATCGGAGTCGAGCGTGATCGGCATGTCCTCGTTCGTAAACGCCAGCATGAAAATCCGGTTGACCATATCGTAAGGGTGGAGGCCCTTGCGGTTAATGGATAGCATCTCGGGCGGGGCGGCAATGATCGGCTTTAGCCGGTTTGCCAGCACGCGGCGGTCGCGGGCGTCTGGCTCCTTCAGTTCGTTGAGAACGACGATCTCGGCCTCTAACTGGTAGCCCCATTGGCTCGTGAGGCTGTCATTGTCGATCAAGCCCTTGTTCTTCTCATGCGGGCCGCAGACGGACCAGATGAAGGGAGCCCACATCGTATCCTTGCCGCACCCGCCCTTACCGCCATGCAAGACCGCGTGATTGATCTTGATGCGGGGGTTCTGGACCTTGAACGCCATGACATCGAGAATGTGCGCTAGCTCGGCCGGTTCCGGCACCAGCCGGCGGCAATGGTCGAGCCACGGCGTCACATCGCCGCCGCCCGTCACCTGGGGCCTAGCGTCGCGCCAGAGGTTGCCATAGACTAGGCCGTCCTTCTGGACTAGCTGCTCCTCTCCGGCGGCGTAGGTCAGGCCCTTGAGCGCGTAAGCGCCGCGCGCCTCGCGCTGCTCGTCGAACCAATGCGACGCCTCGACGCGGCGGGCCTTACCGTTAGGCCCCATGGACGTGCACTCGACGTGCCGGAAGAGCGCGTTGAACGCCTTGCGGCTGATCTCGCTGCATGTCACTTGGTCGAAGTAGGCGTCATCATCGATGATATAGGCAAAGCGGCCGTGCCACTCGGCGCGGTTCTCCCGGCCCGCCTGCTTGGCCTCCGTCTCGGCAATGCGCGCCGCTCCCTCGTCAGGAAAGGCCGCCGTAGGCGTGAGCTTGTCAAGCCTGCTCGTATAGTCCGCAATCAGGTCGTCACGGAAGCCAGGCTTTGTGCGCGGGCCACCCTGCTCGGCTACCCAGTCGCAAAAAAATTTGCTGTCGAGCTCGTCACAATGCGCGTGATAGCAGCAGAACGAACGGTCGAGCGGGCGATAACGGGCCTCAATCTGCCCATCTGTGTGACCTTCATGGTTCGGGCAAACGACGCCGCACCACCCCTCGGCGTTTACGTTCGACGTAACAAGTCCCTGATCGTTGAGCCAAGCCAGCACGGAATCGTTGCCCGTGTCTTTTACGCGAAACGTAATACGCTGCGCGTTGCCTACCTCGGCGGGCGTCACTTCAAGAGCGGCACAGATTTCGGCAAGCGTATACTCGCGCTCGGGGTGGAACTCCACCTCGCGGCAGACGAAGGCGTCACGGCCGGGCTTCTGATTTACGGAACCCGGAAGCCGGCAGTTGCGCACGGCGTTGGTCGCGCCCCGGTCGGTGTAGCCGGCGGCCGCAATGGCGGTCAGGGCCGCGCAATGCTCCTCAACCGTAGGTTGTTCGCTATAGGCATACCAATACTGGAAGTTGCCGGGGCTCGTCTCGACAATGGCGGTCGGCGGCAGGGGCGGCGTCTTCGATTTGGTGCCGATGTCGTCAAGCATCATGAACAGGACGTGGGTGCAGTTGGCGACGCTGGCGCTCGGGCGCTTCAGGTCGAGCCGGTCGCAGATGAAGCTGCCCGTGTTCAAGAACCAGCTTTCGCCCTCTCGGCGCTTATGCGTCGGCATATAAGCCGGCCAAGTGTATTTAGGTGAGCCGTCCTTATGCAGTTTGTTCGTGTCGATCTGTTTGACGATCAGCGCCGTCTCGCCCTTCGGCGCAAGGCCGGTAAAATAGTCGAACATCATCTTTCCTCACAGAATATGCCGCAGTCTATCTGCATGTTTTTGAGCGGACGGCCCTTAGCGTCTTCTGGCAATTCATCCAGAAACACGCGCCGCCCTTTGTATCGCACCAGCTTTGCGCCTAACGCCCGCGATTGCGCAGCGCGGTCGGCATAAACATCAGGAAACTCTTTACGCACTAAAGACCAATAAGTTGGCGACGTAGCTTTGACGCAACCTATACAGTTGGCGTTAGGAAAACCTTTACCATATACGCGCGGCGGTGAAATCCCGGCCGCCAATATCATGTCAAGACAGCCCTGTTTTGTCAGCCCCGCGTCGATCAGCACAGGCAGCACATTGCTGCGTTCAGACATGACAAACCGATCAAACCGATTGCGCTCATCGACCGTAAAACCCAAAACATGCCAGTCTGCTTTATTGGTTTGTTCCCACTCTTGGCGCGCACGTTTTTTGAGTTCTATGGTGCAGGGAGCGCCTAATGGCCCCGACATAAAAGATCGTTGCGCCCATACATCGCGCGCGGAGCATGACGGATATTTGCTGTTGACAGCACGCTCAATCTTGACATTAAGCCACGATTCGACATCGCGTAGAAAACGCACATTGTCGGCGTCTTCTTCCGCAACGGGGTTGTTTACGACGCGAACGTCAGGGTATTTTTCAAGTGTCAGTTTAGCCGCTACTGCGCTCGCAGCGCCGCAAGAGAACCAGACCGCAATCATTTGCCATACCTCTCCATCACGCTCGCTTCTACGTCGAGCGGTAGCCCCTCGGCCCATGCGGGCGGCGTCGTCATCACTTGTTCAAGCGCAGCCTTCGCATCGTCCGGCGCGTCAGTCTCAAGAACAATCTCATCGTGAACATGCAGCACAACGTCAGGCAGACGGCGCAGAGCCTCACGTAAAAGGTCATGGGCGGTCGCCTGGGTGACGTTCTCACAGGCCAGACCGCGCCAAAGCCTGCCACGCGGCCACTCGTTAGCGTCCGCCGCAGGCTTCCAAGCCGCCTTGGAATAGGTGATAGAACCATCTTCCTCAAACTTGGCGTTGGGGTAGCACAGCACGCGGCCGGAAGGCAGAGCATACCAAAGATGGAGCCCATCGTAGTAGTAGGAAATCCGACCGGCCTTGAATATCTTTCCTTGATTCCTGACCGCTCTTGTGTATGCCGTCTCAAGATCAGACCAGAACGGCACAGCCCAAGGATTAGCCGCGCGCCAGGCGTCTACCATGCGCCGCGCCTGCACCTCCGGTAAGTGGACATTGTATACCCGGCCCATCGCGGCAAACGCCCCCACGCCGCCGCCGAACCCGCAATTATGGACTAATCTTCCTTGTGCAGTGAAGCGATGAAGGGGTCCGCAGTTGAGCAAGTCCCATACACGCCTTTTGGTTTGCAACTGGGACGGTTCCACCGCGCTAGGATTTGTTCGAACGTCAGCCCCATTGACAGTAAGTTCTTCAACGTGTTGTCCGCGTATCGAACGTCCGGGTAATCTTTCCGAAAACGGTGAAACGCCGCTGTGTTCACCGTTTTGGATGTATGGCGACGGTTTTGCACTTTTGTAGACCAGCGCAAATTGCCCGGTGCATAGCCTTTCGTATTGTCTGTTCGATCCAATTCCATGTCGGCAGAAGGCGGTAAACCAAGATTTTCCAGCACCCATACATAGGCGTCCAGAACCGATAAGAACTCGAATCGTATCCCACGCGCCCCATACGTCGCGTAACCCGGCGATTTGGGGTTCTCGCATCGTTGCTTTGCGGCGGTTAACCGTTTTGCTATCTTTGGGTGCAGAAGTTTTAACCGGTGCCCTCGGTCGAAAAAGGCGCAACCCGTGGGCGGCTGCGCGCCCAAAGGCAACCGGATACTTTTCCCCTTTGCGCCTCTCAACCCATACCATGTGGTCAGGGGTCGCGCACAGTCCGTCGTATTCGATGACGTATTTTTCGCCCTTGTAGACCGGCCCATCGGTTTGCACCCATTCATCGCCATCCCAGACAAAATCGCCGGGGCGGACATCTTGTATGCGCTTTTCTCCGCAGGCCGTCAACACTAAAGTATCTTCTGAAAGACATGCTAATTCTTGCACCTTGCCGACCTGACGCTGGGCCTTGTCTACCTTGGCGTAGCCGACCCTGAAGGTCTGGCTGGCGTTGACGACGTAAGGATCGAGCCGGTCG